TATCTAGGATTGTTGTTACGCTTGGTACTGCTAAACCGTCTGGTGTAGAGTACATTCTACGGCCGTTTACGTTTTTACGTGACAGGCTGTAGTAATCATATTTTTCTGTAATCATAATTTTAAAAATTCCTGGGGAATAAATGTATCCTCTTCGATTAAATTGTTTATTAAATTATGTGCTTTTGGACCACATTTATCTAAAAATAATCTCCAATCTAACCATTTAACTTGATCTGGATGATCCCTAGCACCCTGTAATCCAAAAGGAAAGTTAATGTTATAAGTTTGACTACTATATTCTGGAAATTTATCTAAATCAGATAATTTTATCCAATTAATGTTTTGTGTAACATCTATGTAATCGGTTAACGGCAAGTAATGTTTTGCTTGAGCTTGAATATTATCTACCTTTACAGGCACACACGGATTATTACTCCATTTCTCTATAATAGATAGATATTTTTTTTCGTAAAGTTTGTAATCCCATACAAGATCTGAAATATTATAATACGCATATACAACTTCATTTATGTCTGTTGCAATGCAACTGGGAATACGTTCTTGTGGATCTCTAAAAATACTGTACAATGGTTTAGATTTAGGCACATCATATGTTTCTGTAAAACCATTATCTAAACACCATTTTTGTAAATTTGCACTGCCAGTTTTGGGAATTAATCCTACACAGAACAGACTGTGTTCGTATATTCGTATCATACTCTAATTGTAACAGATTACCAGGTGATATACCAATAAAAATATGTGCCAGAAGTACTTTTTCTTGCACATGTAAAACCTTTTGACTTAAAGTGGTTAATAACTTCGTTCATTTGCTCTACTTTAACATCATCAGTAATAGTTCCCTGCCAGGCTTTGTAGTAGTTTAGTCCATCAGTATCATTGTCAGTCATTGGACTACCTGTGATAGTAGTTCCTTGAATACTAACTGTGGTGCTATTACTAATTGTTGCTTCAAATGCGCTGGCGGTGATAGCATTTAGAACTGCTACTTCCATGATGGCAATTTGCTGAGCTAAGATATTGTTACCTTGCGAGCGTTCTCTTGCTTGTGCGCCTGTAGGGAAGTATGCCATTATGCGTTATCCTTTGCCATTTTAGTTGCTGTAGCGTAGTATATGGCTTCGCCTTCTTTTTTACCGTAGCGATCAATAAAGTCTGCTTTACTTAATTTTTTTTCGTAATGCTTCATCTTTTTTTTTCAGCCATTGTAAGACTACGCTCTTTAATACCAGCAAGTTTAGCTAGGCTATTTGGTGACTGCCAGTAATCAAATTTATCTTCTTTTTGTTGATCGGCCAGTGTGTGCGATCCATATGGACCACTTCCACCGTATTTGGCTGACTTGTCAGATGCTTTCTTAACAGTCTCATCTGGTCTACTTTGATCATGAGCCTTAAACTCATCGTAAGTCAGATACATATCTGAATCTCTATCGTAATACTTTCCTTCTTTGGGATCGTAGTAAACAACTTTGCCTGAGCGTGTTGTAAATGGTCCTTCTAGGCCTGGTAAATCTGTGTAACGCTCTCTATCTATAGGAGGCATTACATAATAACCTTCTTCAACATCTTCCTTGAAACGGTTAGCCAACTTGTATGCTGCACTTGCTAATTTTTCCACTGGCATTTTACGCATCTTGTCCTGGTTGTCTTTGTTTACTTTGCTGAAGATGTCCATAATAAGACTGGCTGTAAATGTATCCACCATTACGCCGTCAATTTCCATTGCTGACTTATTATCCACAATGTGTTGCATCTTGTCTATTGTGCCACCAAATGCTGCCTCTTCTACAGATTCTTTAATTAACCCCATCATATCTAACTCCTGGTATATAAAATCGTATGGATCGCCTGTTCTGCCTTTTTGCGTTCCGTAAGGCATTCCATCACTAAAGTGATCCATTAGCTTTGCCATTAGTTTTTCGTCAGCTTCGTATGCATCTGGACCTGCGGCTATCTTAGCTTCTTCCTCTGGAGTTAAGTCTACGCTATTTGTAAAACTGTCCAGTGCAGCATATTCGTCTTCATCAAGGTCAACTTCTTCTGCCTTGATTCCACGACTTTTCAGTTCATCCCTAATTCTTTTAGCGGTATCTTTCATTCTTGATGTTGGTTTTCCAATTTTTAACAATCCTAACTGTTTCTCAAGTTGATTTGTATCAAGTTTTTTCAAGTCTGCTTTTTCATCAAGTTCAACTTCTTCTTTTTTTAATAGTTTCATTTGTAATTCTTTAGCAAGTTTCCTCAGTTCTGGTAGTTTCTTTTTACGAAGTAATTTCATCTGTTTAAAAACTTCAGCATCAGACATACCCTGTCGGGACATATCAATAGCCAACTTGGTTATAATGATGCCTTTAACACCTGTTTCTGGTTTCATACTGCCCATTGCTTCATCAAGGTCAACTTGTTCTCTAGCTTTCATTGCACGTTTTGCCATTTTATCAACAACCTCCTCGGGTGGAACTTCTCCTTGTGGCTCGCCCAGTGACTCGCCATCTTTTTCATCGCCCTGTCCTACAAACACAATTTCACTGTCATTAAATGTCTGTATAACATTTTTTAATTCTGGATGAGCATTGTAATATGATTTTAAACCAGCATAGCTAATTGGAAGTCCAGCATTTTTTAACAACATTAAAAAATAAGGAATACTAGTTTTAGCAACTTCATCTTCACTGTCCGCATCTTTGCGTACAAGTTCAGATACACTCAAAATAATGTTGGCTGGATTTTCGTCTGCTTCTTTTAAATATTCTTTAAATAGTCTATTCACGACGCTCTCTGCCTAGTTCTTCATCACCTGCTTGAGCGGCGTCGGCAGCTGCAAAATCCTCTTCAGTAGGCTGTTCCATGTCCATGTCCATGGTTGGTTCCATTGCTGGGTCTTCTGGACTCATTGGATCGTCCATGGCTGGCTCGTCACCCATCATTGGTGCTGGCATCTCGCCTTGTAAAATCCTACTGCTTTGCTCTGCAGCATCACGTGACTGTCTCATTCCTTCTAGTGCGTTTACAATAACTGACTCCATAGCACCTTTAAATTGGTCTGCAACGTCTGTACCCATTTCGTCGCGGATTGCATCTGTAAGTGGTCCCAGTTGTTCGTTTTGTATTTCGCCTAGATCTTCAACCATGCCTTGGATTTTGTCTACCATGTCTTTAGCTGCTAAAACTAGTTCTGCATTTTCCAGTTCGCCTTCAGTAATAACACTTTCATTTACATTTGATTCCATGAAATTACCCGCTTGCATTTCTTGGTGCCATGCATCTTCTAATGAAGCAGCTAATGCTCTACGTGTATCAGGACTAAACATGCGTAGTCCATCTTTTGCACCACCAGCGTGGTCCATGCCATACTTTTGTGCGGCCCTGTCTGCATGATACTTCCAAAGTTTCTGGGCTAGCTCACTGTCGTAGTTACCCTTCTTAAACTTCTTGCTTAGGTTCTTTGCAATAGGAACATAACTCTGTCTGTAAAGATCGCCATCATTTTCTGAATACAATTCTAACTCACGCATTGCATCATCATCTACTTCATTTTCAGCAATAAACTTGTCTATTGCTTCCAAAAATAACTTACTTTCCAAGTAAATCTTGTTTCCAGCGGCTTTTGTACCCATCTTTTTATCAAGATGAGAAATGCGATTGGTAAAAGATTCTTGTAGTTTCTTTGCTTTTTCTGGGGTCAAGCTCTCCAAATCTAGTGTGTAGCCAAAAACTTTGTTCGCTACAGTAGCAACTTTGCTACTAGTTGGGGCTGGGATTAAATCATCTAGGTACATTGTTTCTTCCTTAGCTTTGTTATATTTATGCTATTTTAATTGATTTTAAAGTTTGTGTCAGCTCATCTCTAACATTAGACAAACGAGGTTTTATTGCTGACAGCCTATTAGCCGCAGTTTCTTGCGAAATTTGGTTACTTGCGTTTTTCATAGTATACGAATAGCGCAATGCGTCTTCAGTTAGCTTCCTATACGTATGATCTAACTGTACAATAGTTTTTGCCAGTGAATCATCTTTAGTTGCTATACATATAGCGTATGCAACTGCTGATTTCTTAACAAGAAACACTGGGTTATGATTTTTAACTACATGAAGCCCATACTGAGAAACTACAGTTTCATCATTAACAAAGACTGCATTGTCCTTTTTAAGAATTTTTATAGTATTGTTAGACTTAACTAACTGTGATATTTTTTGTTCTAGGCTGTGGGCTATATGTGATCTGGTCATTGATTTTCTTTCTAAGCAATAGATCTTTATTAACTAATTGATTTGCAATTTGTGCATCTCTTTCTGAAAACTTCTTCTTCTCTATACTACCGTCATTAATAACTTGTTGTAGTATATCTTGTTCTTCATTAGTAATAACTACGTTATGGCTGTTGGTAAACTCGACAACACGCATTATCGTACACGCCCTTGGATGTCTACCATCTGTCCCGTTAATTGATTATCTATAGCCACCATCTGAATCTTGTCTCTCAGAGTAGGCATGCCAGAGCTCATATCTAGTACTTTTTGTCCTATGTTAATGCGTCTAGCCTGATCTTTTGGTGCTGGCTGTCCGTCCGGGCCCACTGCGCTGACCAAGGCGCTGTTTCCGTCTATCTGCCAGATGTAATATTGTGCTTCGTCTAATTGGAAGGTCTCACCTTCAATCATCTTGTGCGGCCTTTTTCCTTCTTCAAAAACAACTTCATAGGATGTGGTTGCACCAGATTTAGGATCAAGTGCTATCATGCGCTCTTTGCCTTTTGTGGAATTTTTATAGTCTTTATGAACTTTACGAAAGTTTGCTTTTGATATATGAATCTTACCATTTTTTATTTCATATTCTTTTGCTTCATCAAGTTCAACGGATTCTACATGCAACTTGCCGTGTCCAACTTTAACAAGATCATTCCTGTCAACATTACCTTTATATTGGACTTTCTTCAATTTCTCTATTGCCTCTTTGTCAATCTTACCATATTTCTTCTTCATGGCAATTTCAACATCACTTACTGTCCATTCATCAAGTACAACTTCTTTAATCATCTTACCCTTTGGATCCGCACTAGCATGCATTGCGGCCATGTGTGCTTTGTACTTTTTACTGCCCTTGGGGTGCGGGCTTTTTCCTTCTAATATTTCTTTAATTCTCATCTGCTTGCCTTATTCAATGCCGCTACACGTCTGCTTGCAGGGTTAACACGTTTGGATTTCTTAGCTTTACGTGCCATAAGACTTCCTTTACGCATTTTTGTCATCTTTAATTTAATACGCTTCTTCATATCTGGCGCCGCAAAGCATTGTGCAGGTTTTGCAACAATACGTCCTTTGCGTCTGCCGCTTGTACATCTGAACTTACGAACGACTTTATTGCCACTCTTAGCCCAGGCCAAGCCTTCAGTTACTTCGTTTATTAACATGTATGTATTTAGCTAGGTTTATAACTGTTGAACAATTAGATAACCAACTGCTGCGACAAGGCTCGCAATGATTCCGCCGCCCCAAGCTAGTATTTGCTTGTTACGGTTACTTTCATTGTTAGTAACGGCCTTATGGATCTCAACCAGAGTTGACTCATTCTTATCAAGACGGGAATTGATCGCATCGAGTTTATCGTGCAATTGTTTATATCTTTCAGAGCACAGCTCTACGTGTGCTTCTAAATTTTCTTTTTCAATGTCTTTTGTCGACATGTTTCCGGTCTCACCTACCTTTGGGTGATGCTTGATTCGGTGCCTTTGTGTGCCTCTAATTTTGCCTATATGTGCCTATATAATATGCATCAATTATCAACAATATTTATCTACAGTCTGTTCTCACATATTAATAGCACATTTTGTAGTTCAGGGTCTGTTGTAAACACAGGAGGCTCTAGTACAGCATTATCGTTTAAATGAGTCACGATAGGCACATTATCAAATAATTTAAGTAAATTTTTTCCGTCGTATTTTTTATCCTGGTCAAATACACCATCTTTTTCTATGCCAAAACGCCATGTCCATACGTTTAAGTTTGAAAATGTTTCTTGGGTAAAATCATGCTGAACCCCAAACACTACTCCAACTTGTTTAAACTTAGTATGTAGTTGACCCCAGTTTCCTACTACAGGCTCTTTAATAGACCAACACTGTGTTAACATACCTATAACTTGCTGAACAGTGTCAAAGTTACGTTGTTGATTACGTTCTTTCCCAGTGCCTCTGTTAACACCTGTTTGTGTAATATCTACCAGTGTCAATAAGTGCCATACTTCTGCAAAATCATTCATTGTGTAGGGGATCCTCTTCCCTCAGGTATATCCCTGTTTTTATTAAATCATTAGGATGTTCAAAATAGATTGCATCAACACTAGTATAGCACAGATGCTTTAGTGCAATCAACCGATTTGTTCCCATTTTTAACGCCCATATAAACCCATCTTCACATACAACTGGAGGGTTAATCATTTCCCAGCTGGAATATGCACCTTTAATCTCTTCAAATCCACCATTCCACCACTCTAATGTAACCTTGTAGTACAAGAAGGGATACCATAGCCCATCACGTTCTATCATGGGCAAGTCTCTAGTTCGCCAACGTTCGTCATCGTGGTAGCTCATAGGACTAAGTTTATCTAAATCTACTGAGTGTATACCTGGAAGATTCTGATACAATGCTCTGCAATGTTTCATTATGTATGTATTTAACTGATAAAAAAAGCGGTGTATTTCTACACCGCTTTTTCTGTAGTGTGTAGTTAAATTAAGCCAGTTTAAATGCTGTCTTAGTTGTAACTGCTGGTGTACCGGTTGCAAAGTTAACACCATCGATGGTTCCAAGATTTATAAGATCTTCTTCTAAAGCCTGCTCCAATGTGCCAGTTACTGTTCCGTCTTCGGAAACATAGTCACTGCCGCCATTTGTACCTTCGATAATTACGTCAATTTGCTGTCCTGTGCCGTAAACTGCGCCAGCAATTAGGATATTTCCATAACGGCTGATTGCGTTTAGTGCAGAGTTCATTGCAATGAATGATCCGTCTGCGTCGACATTAAAGTCCACCATCAACATTGTGATGTCTTTACCAACAAAACGGTGTTCACCAATTATGTTAGCGACTGGGGGATGTGCTCTTGTTACTCCGGGCATATCTCTACTCCTTTATTAATTATTCATCTATTCCGTAGCAAAATATGCTACGACTGAAGATGTAATTCCTGTTGAACCAACACCAAAGTCGGATCCGGCTGCTGGAGCCACTCCGCCTTCTGTTAGGATGTGAATATTATCAGATGCACCAGCGTTAAATCCGCCGGTTGTATCGTCTGCGATGCCAACTACTGTTGTAGTTAATTGAATAAAATCAATTGCTGCATCTAGCTCATCCTGTGTCATGTTACTTTTTGCTAGTTTGGTGACCGCTAGATCCTTTCCCATTGCTGAGAAAACATTAGAGTTACGAACACCTTCTGTTACGCCTGCCATAATACTATTCCTTATCTATTAAACAAACTCGAGGCCGCTTGAGGTAACTGTTGTACCACTTACGTCCACGGTGTTCCCACCAACTGATGTGCCTAATGCACGAAGAGCAGTTTGTAGTGTTGCTGTTGTCCATGCACCTGCAGGGTAAACTGCAACTGAAATTTGTCCAGTTGTGTCTGCCTCTACTTGATACATTTCTATATTTGCTTTTGTTGCAACTTCACGAAGCATTGCTTCTACTGATTCGCCAGTTTCGCATTCATTGCGGATGTCGTTGACATCGCCTGAAACGTCTTGCTGGATAATCTTGAAAAAGTCCATTGCAACGCCGTTTAAGATAACTAGTTCATCAGCGGTAATGTTACTACCTGTTGCTGGTGTTCCTTGTCCTAGAGCGTTACCATGGGTACGTGTAATACTTGCCATTTTTCTTTCTCCATAAATACTGCCCGTGTTTAACGAGCTTGTAATTATTTATCAGAGAAAGGATTATTTAGTTGCGCCTTTACCAATGGCATAGCCTATGCCAAAGCCACCTATTGTGCCTATAGCAGTTTTTGCCGCTATACCTAGACCAGCTTTTTTTGTAGTTGGCATTACCTTGTTGTTTTTAATTGTACCTGCATAAGGACGGTACATATCGCTTTTATACTGGTTATCGTTGCGGAAACTATTAACCATGCGGCTACTAACACTGGCACGTTCGCTGTTACTGGTTGTGCCGTAGTCAGCCATTAAACGCCTTGCCTGTTTAAGCAACCCGTTGTTAATACTTAAATTCTTTTGCATTTTAAGTAAAAAAGCGCGGTCTTGGCCAGGCATGTGACGACCATCTACAATGTTACGTAGATAACGTTTAAACCCTAGCTCATCAAATCTTAAATTACTGCTACCTACTTTATCAGAAAACTTACTAGGATTATTAAGTATAGAAGCTAGATTGTGTAAATCTGTGCCGCCAGTACGTATATTGTTAAAACTCATAAAACGCATGGTATCTTTAGCATATTTTCTTGCCCAACTGGGATTTTCATAACGCATTTGCTGTAGTACTAGCAGGTGTTCGTAGAATCCTTCAGCAATACCGTCTGCTGTACGCCCCACAGTGTCACGAACATTCCTAATATACCTTGCTTCTGTTAGCTCTTGTGTTAAGAATTCATACATTGCTTACACTTATCCTAGAGGACGTCCTTTGGATGGCATCCTAAGTTTCTCAAAGCCTCCACCTTTAGATCTAGATCTGTCAAGTTTAAATGTTTTGTCTGCATCGTTGGCTTCGCCTGCATCGTCGAGGCCCAAGGCCGAGCCCACGTCCCCTGGACTAACCAAAGGTTGGTCCGTAGCCAGCTTCGAAGCTTTGTTTCCCGCGGCACCCAAGCCATATGCCGCAGGTATTTTTTTCGCAGTGTTCCATGCTTTTTCTCCAGTAGAAGTTGGCAGGTTATTAACCCTAGCCGCGTCTGCAGCATCTTTAGCGGCTTTAGCATCATATTCTAAATCAGCAGCTTTTCTGGTTAGTTTGGCTTGTTTTCTAGGAGATAGTTGTACATTTGGATCTGTTGCCTTGTCCATGGCCTTATCAGCCTTTTTTTGTGCCTTTGCGGCACGGCTGGCCGCAAAGGCTCTCTTTCCTACTTTACGAGCTTTGTTTGCAACACTTAGAAGTCCCACGCCAGTTGCTCCTAGTGCAGCATCTGCCGCAATTTCTGCGCCGGCCGTTTTCCATTGAGCTTTTGTCCATTCCCATGGTTTCCAGCCAAATCTTGATCCCAAGTCTGCATAACTTAATCCTGCACCTGCTGCCGCGGTGAATGGCACCCAAAAAGCCTCATCCAGTTTGCTTCTGTCTTCAGATAATTGTTCACTGTGTGACTTCTGTGTTACTTCACTAATTTTCATCTTCTCAAGTCCTTGTTCTCTAAATACTTATCGTTTAACTGCACGGTTGGCTGCACTAAATGTAGATCTTGGCACTAGTTTTATGTCACCCTCTGGGTGTGCTAATACATATCCTTCACCACCTGCTTGTCCACCAATACTCTGTTGAACTGTGCCGCCTTGGGCGTCAATATCAGCAATAACCTGATCTTTGGCTTGCATAATAGTATTTACTGTTTCCCATAGTGCAATCCATCCAGTCTGATTACTAGTAATATATTCAGCAATCTTAGCTTTCTTTTTATCGCTTACTTTAGAAGTTTCCAACCATTTGGCAAAGTCTGAACCTAGTCCTTGTAGACCCGAGTCCACTTTACTATTAGTATAGGTGTAAAGAACACTGGAAAAGTCAGTCATCTGTTGTTGACGTAATTTATTCTGGTCCAATAGGCTGTCAATAGCCGCCGCATCTTTTTTAATAACTTTCTCTAGGCGGTCTAACATGGCATGGGGTACCTGTGGTGCCCGTTCAGCAGTTATAGGAGGTACAACAAGAACATCGTTACCCAAAAAGATATCAGGATCCTGTAGTGGGGTTTCTGTTCCGTCTGGCTGTACTTGTCTGTGAATAACCACGCCAGTCTTACTGGCACCAATTCTCTTGCCTAAATCACTGGTTACATCTACTGCATACTCAACGACATTGGGCTTGAACACATAGTTCTTACCTTTGATCGGTGGGGTATTAAAGTATAGTAAGTCACCTTTAAAAAATCCCACATAGTCAGCGGGTGTTGCTCTTTCATATTCATCAAAGATATATTTCATACTACTTGCAAACTTAACATACCCAGGGTTTTCTCTATTCTTACCACCGGATCTGTTTAGGAACATTTGCTCTAGGTCCGAGGCACTCTTGCTGCGCCCATCATATCCTTTAGCAGTAAACCCTGACTTATCTGTTAGTATAAACTCACCGTTAGCGTCACGGCCGAAAATAATGGCAGGTGAACCATCCCATTTAATAGTAACTTCACTATGTCCGCCTTGATCCAGGTTGCGTAGACTTTGTAATGCTCTAATAGCACCCTTGCTACCTTCCCAGAAGACAATATCTTCTGCGTGTTGGATACGTGCGGCTTCGCTTAGTGGCTTGCGTTGAGGTACGGAAAATTCCCTGAGTCTCATTTTAATTTCTCTGATAGTTGCCTAAACCACTCAGTGGTGCCTACTTGTGTATAAACTGATTCTGGAAGTGTTAACTTCTCTCTTGCAAATGCTTCTCTTGCATCTGCTGTCACTGCTTGATAGTCTGGTCTACCCTTGAGTTTAGCAATCATTGACTCAACACTATCTAGGTCACCGCGGCTAGCGCCTTTCCCAAGTAACATCTCTGCAATTTGATCAGGATCCCTGGACAATACTTCATTTGTTTCTCTATTAATTAATCCGTCTTTAGGAGACCACTTCATTCCCAGTGCTTTAGCTACAGATGCCATTAGGATAGCACGGTGCATTCCTTTAAATGGTGTGTCATCACCAGCACCCTTCATTGTAAACTTCATCCATTCAGGATCACCAAACATCAGATCTGTTTGTACATATCCCTGATTGGGATCGCCGTTAATAGGAGTTTTAAGATGAACACTAATACCTGACTTAGCAACCCACTGTCTGACATTGTCTTCTGGGTGGTTTTTCTGTGCCCAGGCAGCTATCTTGTTATATAAGTCAGCCTTATCAACCTCATTTTGGTTAACAGCAATATCCATATCACCTGATGTAGAGCGAATTCCAGTTGACCCTAATTTAAAATCTTTATGTGGTATGCCAGTAATAGCCTCAACCCAGGCTAGTGTGGGGTCTACGTCTGCTTGGTTAATACGTTGTGTTACAGGGTTTCCATCTTCGTCTTTAAAGATATTGCCGCCCTCTGATAATATTCTAGGTGTCATATTAACTATGCCTTGTTTTACTTTTTATTTTCATTTAACCCTGCTCGTTTAATTCCGACCTTAAAACGTTTGGTGTCTCGATTACGTATGCTATTAATTAGTCTACGCTCCAAATCCCCTGCTGTTTCAGCATCGTATGCATTATGTATTTGTTCAATAATATAGATAGCATTTTCGATCATCGCCTCGCCACGTGACTCTATAAGATGCTTTT